AGCTCTTTCCCTGTCTTCTCGCTGACACGCTTCTCCACAATAGGTGGAAACGTAGCTTGCAATTCACCTTCAATATCAGCAACCTCGCCTGAAAGCTGTGCCAATAGAACCCTGCCCTTAGCTTCATCAAATCTAAACCCATGCCTTTCTTGTTTACACACGATAGCGGCAACGTCATGCTCAAGCTGCACACTCTCACCCCAATCAGCCAACTGTTCATCTAGGTACTTGTACAAGTCAACAGTTACTGACACGTCCTGTCTACAATAAAAGCGGTTAAGGCTATCAACTGGATCGTCATAAGGAGCAGTAGAAATCTTGTCATAAGGTAACCCTTTCATCCAATGCCAAATACGGGTGTATTCAACCTTGTTATTCCCCAGTCTCTTGCCCCACGCCGCCAAACTGTGACCGTTTTCGATAGAGGGATTGAGTAGCCTTGACATTATCAAGGTATCTCTCACTTTCTTCAAGCCAATCCTCGTTCCCCACAGCNTGTTGAGNACTGGTGCGTCGAAGCCGATCAAGTTGTGTCCGATCAATCTCTCTGCTTTGTTTATTAAGGGTATGAGTGTATCCGGTTTTGTGTGACATATGTATTCGCCTGTCTCGCTGTTATGGGTATAGCATAACCAAATCTTGGTCTGCTTGCTGTCTGTCTCGATGTCGAGAACTAAGTTCACATTTACTCCTCTTTTGGTTTTAATTCAATTGGCTTGTAGATTGTATTATGGTCAGACAAGAAAGAGCCATCTTCAAACTTTTCAAACACACTAACCTTACTGTGGCTTAGTATGCTATCAGTCTTTCTGATAATAGCAATCTCTCTATACCCATTATGAGTAAAGGTTACAGTTTTATAATAGTCTATCATCACTTTCCTTTCGCTAATTCAATCTCCACTAGTTTAGCATAACCACCCACGTCGTGCCAACTATCATCATAGAAGGGGTCACCATTGACAATACGCGCCAGTTTGTTGGCAATCAAGTCCAAGCTCTCCTGCATATAGGGTTCCATCCCATTCCAACTGTCGCCCCCACGCATAATATCTTTTAACCATTGCGACGTGGCTGACACATTCTTGTACTCACCGTAACGATTCTCACGCTGGTCTAGCGTCTCTGTTACATCCTTCATAAACTTAATCCCTCCTGCGGCTTCGCGCATTGACATATCACGGTCTTCAAAATACTCCCAGTCATCCTCCGGGATTAGCTCATTCAACTTAACAAAAGATGGGTTAATCATTCTTTAACTCCGAAATGTTCTTTAATTAAATGAATCGCGTGGCTACGACTTATCATGCCACGTAACATAGGGCGCATTGACACACAACACTCTTTAATAATCAACTCAGCGAACTTTCCCATAAACAATCGTTGCTTTTCTTCGTGTGGTTTATCGTAATGCTCATTGCCAATATAAAAGTCACAATGTTCAGCAAGTTCTTTAATTCGTTCGTTCAAAACATCCCCTTCAAATCAGGTTTACGATAACGATCACCCTTCTTAATCTTACCGTTCTCATCAAACTCAGGGAAGCCCCTATAGTTAAACTTAGACCAGTTACTGCGGTTAACTTCCTCCACGGCAGCATCCATATCCATCTTAGCGCACACACCAACACCGACAGCCGTAACAATTTGATCTGCTAATGAGTCAAGAAGGTTAACACGATCTACTGTTGATACAGTTAATGTCCCTGCCTTCAACTGTTCAGATATTTCCTCAATGGCATCAATCGCCTTGTTAAAAGAAGGATANCCACGNATGGTTATTGTGTCCAGCATCTCTACAAACTCTTCAAGGTGACAACCTAGTTGTACGTTAAAGTCTTTCTCTGTTGGTTCTGGTCTTGCTCGTCTATGCCATAGGGTTATGTTATCAATCATCTTGTTCCTCCGGGTTAAGGCGTTTAGCATCCTCAATCGCCGCTTGTAGTGCGGTTAATATACCTAGCCTAGTCAACGCCTCCAACGCCTCTGGTGGAAAGTTGAATTGATAGTCTGCACTACCATCCTCGTTCTCACGGATTAGTGTTACGTTTCCTGTACAAGTAGTCTCTGTCAAAACAATGCCTCCTCTGTCTGTTCAATTAACAACCCATGTCGTATCTTGTATGCTCGTTTCTGCACCCACTCAGGCTTGATACCAAAGGGGTTAAAGCATACGCCTGTCTTACTACAATACCCGTACTGTTCTATTTCAAGTTTAACCATAATCCCACCTGTGCGAACGCATAACCAATCCAAATCATGCCGTTAGCTCCTTCACCTTTATACCATTGTAAGACACCAACCGTCAGGTAACCAAGCCCAGTAGCGCCCACGATTACCTGTTCAATCATAAGTTATCATCCTCCAGACTAATAGCAACTGATTCCGACAGTATACCATTCTTTTGGTTATATTGCAAGCCAAATTTAGTCCCAGTCGCACGCCCGGTAAACCTGTCTTTTAACACACGGAATGTGGTGGTCTGCCGCTTTATAGGGTCGGAGTGCTGCTTGTTACGCTCTAACCCAAACATATAGTGGCTCCACCTAGCGATAGCGCGAGACCCGGTAAAGTGTTTCTCTAGCACACGTCCACCCTCCTCATGCGCCTTACCCTCTGGTGTGGTGAGGTGACTAATGAAGTGGATGATGATGCCTAGCTCTTGTGCTAGTGAGGCCATGTCTGCCATGATACCGTCTAGCGCACGTCTCTCATCCTGCTCATTAGCCGACAGCGCAGTCAGGTGGTCTAGGTAGATGTGGTCAATGTCATAAGCCTTGTTAAAGAACTTGATGATATTCTTAATACTACGCCATCCCATCGCACCAAAGTGCTCCATCATGTATAGCTGCTCACGCTCCTCCAGCCTGTCAATGCTCTCCTCGTACTCCTGTCGCGTCCAATCCATATCAGGCACATGGTACAGCTTCTTGTCTAGCTTACCCATCACACGCTGACTTGTCTCTACCACGTTCTGCTCAAGGTAGATAACACCGACCCGCAGACCCAACTTGTCAATGTCATAGGCAATCTGTTGAGTAAACACGTCAGTCTTACCAACCCCGACACCCGCGCCGAAAGCATATAGCTCCCCCTTACGTCTACCATACGTCACCTCAGTTAGAGTATCAAAGCACCACGGCACACCTGCTACTGGCGGGGCTAACAACCTCTCCTTAATGTCGGTGACGGTGACGATGCCCTCTGGCTTGTACGCCTCAGCCTTCTTCCATGAGTCATTAAACTGCACCTCACTCTTGTGCATTAACCAGTCGCAAGCATCCTTGTAGTCGGTGATGTGTTTAAACATACACGCCTTCGACCCAAACAACTCAGCTACCTTCTGTGTTGCCTCCTTTCCCGGCTCATCGTTGTCAAAGCAAATAACCACCTTGTCNAANGANTCTANCCACTCAAACGCTGCCTTACAGTCGGACAGGGCACTCTGAGCACCTGAGCGCACACTAACAGCAGGTAAGCTTGTCATCTGGTGGACAGCCAAGGCATCGAACTCACCCTCTGTCAGCGTGACCACCTTACCGCCCTTGTGGAAACGACTTTGACCGAACAGCGTCGAACCCTTCCAGTCACCTTCAACCTTGAATGTCTTGTCAACACCCCTCACCTTAATAGCGACAGCCTCCCCTGTCTTGTTGTGGTAGGGGAATAACACCCCACCGTCGGTGGTTTGCTCCACCTCATAGGTACGCATGGTGCTAGTGGTCAACCGTCTAGCCGGAAAAGCCCCCACATACGCATCAGAACGGGCTACAACGGGTTTCCTGGGTTCGGTGTATACATGGGTATGGGTAGAGGGTTCTATCGCCGCCTCGTCCCTCCTGTACGTTCCGCAGTTGAAGCACTTGGTACTGCCGTCCTCGTTAATAGCTANNGGGTCAGTACCTCCNCAGTCNGGACATGGTTGATGTATCTTCTTGAATGCCATTACAACTCCCATCTATCATGTAACACCTGCATGGCCTCTTGCTCTTCGACCGTAAGCAGCCTCCCTTGTTTCTCATTGTAGAGGGCTTCGAGAAAATCCTTTAAACCTATCGCTTGAATCAACTCGTGAGCATCAGTTAAGGTGTAGTACAACGATGCCTCCGCTTGTATCCCTATATAGCCCTCAAGTGTATCTTCTCTATTATCCCCCTCAAGTGTCTTAGTCATAAATACCTTTCTTATCTTCATAGTCTACATAGTTAGCAACATCCGTGCCAACTTCAGCCCTCAAGTCTTCACGGGTTAAAACTTTAACCTCATCGGCTATGTAGCTGAAACACTTCTCGCACATATCTACATACGAATTATCACTAACTCGCTTTATCGTGCTCTCAAATGGTGTTAACACGACATTACAGCAATTACATCTCATTCAATCACCCCCATTAATTTAAGCAGCGCGTTAAGCGATAAATGCTCTTCGCACCAAGTTCTGATACTAGCTATCATTCTTTTTAACCCTTACCAATTTAAACATCCCCTCTTGGTTATTACACTCTAACCAGTATACAGCATTATCCCTCACAGTAGTGCGGTATACGATCAAATTAGAGTAAACAGTTCTAATCTCGTACATCAAAGGTCACAGTCTCTATACGACACATCAAAAGTCATACTCTGGCCTAGCTCGTTGAATGCCTTTCTAATAGGTGTTAGGATCTCCTGTAGCTCTTCCTGTACCAACGTTCCGTTAATGGTAAGGATAACAACAGGGGCTGCTCCAAACTCCTCATTCTCATACCCCTTTACCGTTATGTTGCGTAACAGCATTACTTATTCTCCTTTAGTTTAGATAATGAGAAAGCGATAGCAGCAAAGCCACTACCGCCCCTAATAACCAATTATGCAAGTGTCGCATGTATGTGGTTAATCTTTACTGACTTGATTGTAGAGCGATTGATAGCCCTATAACCCTTGTTAACTACATCGAAAATTGTGATGTACTGTTCGGCATCAAGTGTTGACTTACCCCCTTTGAGATGCTTAGTCACCCCCAAGCGACCAGTTAAAACACGGTCAGTACCGTCTTTTTTGGTGAATGTGACAGTTACGAATCGTCCTGCGCTTTGCATGATTAATTGATCTAACATTATGATAAGTCCTCCGGATATTTTGTTCCACCATAGTAGGCGACAAGCGCCCCTAGAATAGTAAATTTGTCGATTGTTTTACCGCGCATAATTTGATCGTTGACGTAATCAGCGATAAAGTAGGCACACTGAGGCGTTAATTGATTCTCCATTAGATTACACCAAGTCCATTGCCTTGTTGGCTAGGTTAATAGCCCGTGTAACACGCCATTTGGCTGCCTGCGCGCTTTTTACGTCCCGCTTAGTACCAGTAGTAGGGTTAACCAAATAATGCGTCTTAACTCGCTTTAGCATAACCCCTTTGACCTTACCCGCTTCTTTTATCTCGACGCGCTCGACTGTTTTGAACGACGATGCGATGGTGAATGCTTTGTAAATCATGTTTAACTCCAGTTATCTAGGAAAAGCCCTAGCCCAGGAATACCGCCAAAACTCTAATAGAGAATACTATTAGTAAATTGGCGACACCCTAGGGTTAACGCTCTATTCGTCATCCTCCAATAATAGGTGACGTTTTAACTCTTCGTCGTCTTCATCATACCGTTTAATCAAATTATCTAGACTGTATAGGCT